AGTTTTAATTCTTGGTTCAGGAATGCACTGTAAAATGGTTCTTATAGGAAATATCAAAAATCCAAAACCTTCCGATTAACTTCATAGTGAATGCCGATCTGCCATGGATGCATCCGTTGCACAGCATTCTCTCCATTAATTGGCGTGTTTAAATAACACCTGTGTCAACCCAACAGTACTATCTAAAGAGCTGGATCTGTAGCTCAACAGAAAATCATTCTTACTGCTTTATCCCTATGAATGTCTTAGTTCAGGAGCAACCTCTTAAATAGAAGAGATACTTATTTAGTTATATTAACTAACAATCAACCACGAGGGATTTTAAAAAGGTAACCCACTAAGCAGCCATGATTTATTATCATTGTACTGTTTAATATAATTACGTTTCATACCATTAATAATCTTACGATTATGAGGTACACCATCAATGTATACGTATCTATTACTTATTAAAGTAACAATAGATATGTTTCCATCAATCTCAAATAAATCACCAATAGATGCTTTATTTATAGATGCAGCGTTTAGCATTACTTTAAATTCTTGCATGATAGGTTATTTGTTTAATTAGTAATAAAATAACTTTGCTTGATTATCACAACCCCTTCAGCTAATAAATAGCCGCGTGTAAATCCTATAGGGTGCAAAGGTTAAAAACCCCCCCTGGATTATTTACAGTGATAATACTAAAATGTAGGCTTGCTATTCACCCTACGTCTGTGCTACTGAACAAATAGCTTACTGTTCAGCTTTAGCTCAATCCTGTATGTTGGATACTATATTACTAAAGGTTTTGTTTGGGGTACTAATCCTAGGTTTGGCCTTACATCTCCAAAGTAATAAGGAGAACGCCTTTGTAAAAAACGGTATTAATAAACTGATACATATAAAGCATTACTTTAAATTCTTGTAGAATTACAAAAACATGTTGTGCTTTGTTGTTACTATGTTATTGTCATTTTGGTCTATCCAAGTGACGGTAAAATATTAAACAACCTCCTAAGAGGTTGCTTTTAGTTAAAATCTTCTGGAGTAGTTAATACACCAATAGCTTCCCAAAACAATATTTTGTTTTGAGGCTCACCAATTGAACGTATTTCATCTAGTTTTACAGCTAAATCTTTATGATATAGTGCAACACCTATAACGAATTTTACATACGTATCTTCTGTTAACTCATCTAATAAAGACGGTTTCTTAATTGCTCTAGTGGCTAAGTTAAATGCGTTATCTTTTGTCATGATGATTATTTATTAATTAGTTATGATATATAATGGTGGTTAAAGTGTAGGTAGTGATAAATGGGTAAAAACATGGAGAAAGAAAAGGAGAGAGACTATAACTCTTTCACTCTCTTTCATTTAACTCCATGGTTTACGTAATCTATCACCACTACAATCTCTTTTTATAGGCAAAATACAGCACTCTAAGTACTATAATTACTATAATTAGCACGAGTGTTTCATCACTAAGGCTAGTATCAACGAACTCTGTTTTCATTCCTTTCATGCTAATATGTTTTAGGGTTATGTTTTGGTTTTGGGTTATGTTTTGGTAGATGCCAGAAGCTTAGAAGTGTCACCTATTCCAGTGTATTCCATTACCATTGGTGAACGCTAGTGAACATTACTCTCGTGACTAAAAGGAACACTATCTTAGTATAAATAACCCTCACTCTACCGTAAGGTAAAATGAGGGTTATAATATCAAGGCTACGATGATGTGTCTATTGTATGCAAATTACATACACTTGGATTTAAGATAGTCTAAACTATCTATATCTTCAACTCACCTTTCTAAGTACGCAGGTAGCCAATACTGCTTTTATTGATAAATGGTAGCATTAGGGGTTCAGGTAGCTACCTATTGGTCTTTGTACTGGAAGAAAAACAACTCCAGAATATGCCAAAACCGTACTGTCAATTATACCGCCCTAGGAGCAGTCCAAGCATAGACAGCAAATTATTCGCTTAGTATTAAAACTTCCAATTTGTGGTATTTCAATCATAGTTCCTCACAAATAAGGATTACTAAATGCCATAACTATAAAGAATAGTATTGTAACATATAAATAGTAGCTTCTACTGAAAGAGTATAAATAACCCGCTACCCTAGTAATAGGATAACGGGTATAACCTTATGCTTACATTCCAGCAAGGTCACCTGCCTCAGCAACTGATTCAGCAGCTGCTATAGCAACAACAGGTGTAGCAGGAGCAGCAATCTTAGCTAATCTTGACTCTCTTTTATCAGCAGTCCCTACAGGAGCCAATACAGCATTCCTGTATACTGGCTGACCTTCAGCATTAACTACTATCTCTCCTGTCTTAGGATTGAGAACAGGCTGCTGCTTAACATGGTAAGGAAGCAATTGTTCCTCATAAGCAATGATAAGCTGTTGCTTATTAGGGTCTAAAGCCCTAAGAGCAGCATGCATATCCTTACCTTCTGTAACGTCTAGAGCAGCCATCATACCAACGCTAAGCGTAGTAAAGGCATGTCTAGAATTCTCAAAATAACTCCCATTAACCAGAGTTATTTCAGTAGACTTCACGTATAATGAAGCTCTTTTACTACCATTCTTAGTCTTGACGCAGTTACCTCCACTTAAAGTGTGAGTAGTGTCATCAGCAAGAGGATTGAACGCAGTGGCGATTAATTTAATCATCATTTTGTATTTTTGTACTAGTAAATATCATTTGCCCTGAGCTGTCTCAGCGGCATACCAGGGGGACTTACCCCAAGATTTCGCAAGGGTGGCGTTTTATTAAAGTACTCCTCTCTCTCAGTTTTAAAAATAATTTCTACCTCCATATTTTTTTATAAAAATTTTAGTAGGCTCACAATTGTTGTATATTTGTAGACATGAGATTAAAAAATTATAAATAAAGCTACCGTAGGTTAGAGAAATCTAACGTCAACACCGGGAAAAGCAGGTTAAATTGTTTTTACCAGCCCTCAAGAGTAGTGATCTTGGGGGTTTTTAGTTATATAAACCAAAAAATACGTATCTTTGTATTATAATCCCCTGTTAAAGGGTGCGGATAGATGGCAAGACCTCCCGTAATACTTCAGTCATAAGAGTTAGGCGGTTGGTTCAGGCAACTGCACGTAAGTGCAGCATACAAAAAAACGCATATGAGGTTACGGATGACGTTTTTCTGCGGATAAATTCTGCAGTTTTTTGAGGTGACTTAAAACACACGGGGAGAAAAGTGTGTTTCTCCTTATATTATTAAACAAATAAACTATATAAAATGGGCAGGCAAGCAGAACTAAAAGAATTAATTAGAAGTATGAAAGTTACAATGGATAATACAGATAACTTTGATGAAAAAATGGACCTTGCAGACGCTATCCATAAATTACAAATGGAAGATAATGGTGTAGAACCTACTCAGTGTGACATCAGTTGTGATTCTTGTGGGGCCTAAACAAGTATAGTTATGGAAATACCCTTAAATACAGTATCATTATAGTAATGAGTACTGTATTTTTTGCTTAATTTGTAAATGTAATAGGAATTGTTTTGTAGTGTAACGAATTTTGTTATATCTTTGTGTTATGGAAGAAGAAGAAAACAACGGATCAACCGGCCTTAGGGAAAGACCAGTTACAATCCAGGAAGCTTTTGAAAGTACTAGATCAACATATACCGGATATGTATACCGAGACACTGGAGCGTCTAGAAGGGAGCAATTTGAGGAGCTAGAATCAGAAACTTTAAGGAATGTTCTGGCAGATACTACAGTATCTCAACCACATAATCAACCTTACTATGAGGGATGGGAGCTAATTTCTAATATAGACCCAGGAACGGACTATAATATTGCATTCCCTCTTGCAAATGATAGGTTAGATCAATTAATGCGGGAATCCTCTACTGTGGCACAACCTATTGGAGTCAACGATACTAGTATGTCTCATGCTGCAGACAGTGTAAGGTATGTCTCTCCAAGCCATTCTTATCCTAAAGATTCTTATCTTGTAGATACGTATACTCTACAGCAAGATGTAGACTATTTAAGAAGTGCAATTAGAGAACTGGTTTCGGATATGAAAGAGATGAAAGCGTATATAAGGAGAGAGACAATAAAAAATGTAACGCTGTAATGGAAAGAACCCTGACAATACCGGTAACGGAAAGGAAGTTCTTTCGTGCGTTTGTAGAGATTCTCCAACCTTTTACTAAAGTAAGAGATAGAGAAGGGGATGTATTTGCTGAGCTATTGTACCAGTGCTACCTTAGAAAAAACATAGAGAACAAGAAGGATATGTTTAAATTAGTTTTTGATTATGATACTAAGGAGATTATCCACGAGTATCTAGGAATATCATCAGCGGTACTACGTAATGCCTTATCCACCTTACGTAAAAAGAAACTGATTATAAACAATACTATACCTGATCATTATTTAGTAGATTTTAAAGAGGAAGTTAATTTAACATTTAGATTTTTAATACAAAAAGATTAACTTTGTAGCATAAGTATTAGATTCTCATGGACGAAGAAGAACGTAAAGCGTTAGAGGCTTTTAAAAAAGATTTTAAAGAGGAGCAGGAAGAGTTTTTACCTGATGAGGTTGATACGTTTGAAGATGAACTTTGGAATTTAAATTAAACATGCAAAAGAAAGTAACTCCGCTAATAAAAAGTATTTCGCTTAAATACAACGTCCCACTAGATGTTGTTAAAGCTATAATTAATTCTCAGTTTGAATGCGCAAGAGAAGAAGCTAAAAAAGGAGAGAAAGGTAAACCGGAAACATTCCGGAATGTCAGATTTAAACATTTAGGGTTATTAGTGGCTAAACCTAGTAAGATAATGGCTATACATAATGCAAAGCGAACAAGAGATAGAATACGAGATAGTAACACAAAGATGGTTCCTGATAGTGGATCCATTAGACGAGGAGGAGTGCATACCGCAGAAGATAAAGACAGCAATTCCTCTGAGGAATGTACTTAGTTGGGAGGCTTGTGATTCAGACTGGCATGATAATGCTCCGGTAGAAAGAATAACAATAGTAACGCTTTTATATGAGACAAAGTACGTGGAAATACCATTTGATGAGTTTCATGAGATAATGAAAATATACAGGAAGGATGAAAGAGAAAGAGCAGATAGAAGAGATATATAAAGAAGTACTACATACAAGGAAAGGATATGAGTACACTATGATGTCAAGTCCTATGACAGGTACTGAATTAGTAATAAGAGAATCTTTTGAGCGTAGAAGACTAGTAGAAGATGATGAAACAGAAGAAGAACATAAGATGAGAAAGAAGCTTTTAAATATGTTCAAGAAAAGCACGGAAAAAAATAGAGAAGTAATGTTCCATGACTCTTCAAAAAAAGGAACGTATAAAAAATAAAACCTATTAACCAGATACTAATTTTAAATTGTTAAACGAATGAGAGTAAGAGGGAGCTATGTAATACTTAAAAACATTACACACGTAGAGTCAAAGATTGAATTATCAGAGACACAGAAAAGGACTATGATGGAAGAGAAGATTGAGATGCTTGATAGATTACCAATTAGCCACGTAGGGGAGCAGGTGGAGGACTTAAATGTAGGAGATGAAGTATTTGTAGATCCAATGGTATTAATGAACTCTAGTAGGCTAGTTGTAGAGGGTAAATCCATTATCATAGTTAGAGGTACGGACATTAAATTTGTATACTAATGAAGAGAGGAAAGGAATTAAATAGCATGCATGAAATAATGAGTACTCCTCATGTTTTTGTAGATGCTTGCGTTAACACCCGCTGCACTAAACATGAAGTAGAAATAGAAGAACATGGAGACCTAAATACTGGTAATTATATGTCACAAACTACTAGGTTATTTTCTGAAGAAACTGGATCTATAATTGATAGATTTACATGGTGCTCTACTCACAATGAGTGTGAGGAGTGTAAGTGTCAAAGGAAAGAAGTAGGGTGTTTTGAGACAGATGCTTTAGATGAGGAGTTTTGGGAAAAAAGAGAAACAGAAGGGCCAATGGTCGTTACCCCTACGGGAAAATCCTCTTCAAATTACTATAAAAGATGGAAGACTACGGAGGGAGGTTCTCCAGACTTTAACCCTGTATCAAACACTGGAGGTAGGGGTACGAGAGAAGATGCTATGAAAGCTATCAATGGCGCGGAAGCCGCGCCTATGGAACTTGATATGGCTCAAGCTAAAAGGAAGGTCAAAAAAGTAAAGACACAATGATAATATATGATGTATGGAGTAAAGAGCATTTTTACCATCATTTTGATGACTTGGATGTATTCGTAAATAGTATGTTAGACAAAGCGACTGGCAGAGAAATAGGAGAGGATAGTACAGAATGGAACGTGTATGGTACTGTGGAGGAATTCTATAACGTACATGACACTATAAACGCTATTCCTGGAATGGTTACTATAGAAGAGTCACTAATAGAAAATAATCTCGCTATGTACAAAGCTAAAGGGCCGGCAGGCATATTAATTAACTTCATAGTAATATGATAAGTATCAGCAAGCAGTGGAATACAGACGAGAACTACTGGATCCTACATCCTCAGATGAAGACTATAAAAGCTTTTAAAGCTCTTTACACTAGAGATAAAAAGAAAGATAAAAGTGTATCATCTACTATGATGTGGGCAGTAGCTCTTCTTGTAGACCCTCATGAACAAAATCCATGGAGAAACACTAATCCCCTGGATAGAAAAGACCTAATAGCGGAAGACTACTTAGGAGATATTAAGTTTCCATGGGAAGATGCTGATATAGAATTACTAATATCTACATATAAAGAGTTTTCCCTATCTGTCGGAGAAAGAGCTTTAATTGAATTAGAAGATAAAATTGCAGATAGAGGAAGGTTTATAGCTGGTACTAGTTACTCTATGGATGAGTACAACGAAGAGTCAGGGAAGATCACAAAAGGTACTGCAGATCAATTAGATAAAATGATGATTAACAGTATAAAGATATTTGAGCAGGTAGATAAAATAAAAGAATTAATAGGTAAAGAATCTCTTGAAGGTCAAGGAAGAGGAGGAGCAGTAGAGTCTGCTGGAGAACAAGGATTAATGTAGAGAAGATGGAAGAACTAATGGGCCAGTTAAATATAAAAACAAAAGAGGTATGAAGTATATTGGAGTAAAAGTATTGAGATCAGCTAAGTTAATGACAAGAGCTGAATACGTTGCAATCATGGGTTGGGCACTACCAGAGAAAGAAAATGGTGCAGATGAAGTTTACATGGTTGAATATGAACCAACAGTAGACAACAAACCTAACTTAGAAGGTTATAAAGGCTATGTAACCATGAGCCCTAAATTAGTATTTGAAGAAGCATATTCTGAATTATATGGAGGAGTGGCTCAAGGGAATTTTGGAAACCCTCACCAAGTAAGAGTTAAAGATGAAGCTGCGGAATTGTATGCAAAGGAAGTTGTTTTAGGGGCTTTTATTGAATCAAGTGATATATTCCTGTCTTTAAATTCTGAAGAACAGGTGAGAATGAAGCAGCAGCACATGGCTATGAAAGCTTATTTATCTTGTCTGAATAGCAGAATAGAAGCTATGCCTCAAGTAGAGTTTAAAAACAGATATGTAGCTCCAATGAACTTTGGGCAAGCTGTTGAAGCTTTAAAGAAAGGAGCTAAAGTAGCAAGAACTGGGTGGAACGGGAAAGAGATGTTCCTTTACCTAGTTCCTGGAAGTACATTTTCAGTAAACAGGCCTCCGTTAAATGAAATATACCCAGAAGGTACTGAAATCACATACAGGCCTCACATGGATTTAAAGACTGCTGACGGATCAGTAGCGACTTGGTCTCCATCTGGTTCAGACGCATTAGCAGAAGATTGGGTAATAGTAGACTAACAAATGGAATACATTAGAATCAACAATAGAAACAACTTTTTAATATCAAAAGTACCTGACTTACACCCACAGTCTGTAAGCTACCTCCAATACTGGAAGCGGCATAAGAAGAGGTGTGTAGAAGGGTTTTGGTCTAAGGATGATTCTAATGTATCCATTAACGTTGATATAGATTTCCCTAAGTCTGTGACTGATGGGAATTTTAGGTTTATGCCTGGAAACCTTTACTTCTATGTAAATTTCGGTGTAATACTTCACCGGCCAGATAACGCCCCTAAATCCTCACCAAAGAAAAAGATTAGACCTCACCTTAGAGACATAGATTGGGAGTTATTCTATAACTGGCTAGAGGCTAGGGGATTTTCTGGGTTCACTGATGATGAAAAGTACACATGTAATAGAGAGCTAATAGATAAGAAGTTTAAAGGGAAACATGATAAGACTTGCTATAACAGTAAAGGAGAGCTTAAAGAATACATAGACGCTAGAAGCTATCTACGCCAGTTACACGATAAGGAGCTAGGACCTCCATTGTATGAAAATATGGCTCAAGATTTATTCTGGTTTGCGTGTAGAGGCGTCGGTAAGTCGTTTTCTGTAGCTGTAGGTATTGTACTATATGAGATATTGTTTGACGGAGCTAAGCTATATAATGAAGAGTCTATTAAAAACCCGGCTAAAAATGAGATTTTTGTAGGGGCTGCGTTATCATCTAAATCATCAGATTTACTTAAGAAAACATCAGACGCAATGAAGGCTCTACCTGGAGAGTGGGGGTCTGGTACTGCAGAAGTAATGCCTTCTCCGTTCGTTAAGCAAATGTCTGGTAGTCTAGGGCCAAACAATATTAAGAATCCATGGAGACATGAATACTTAAAAAAGACAGGAGGAAGCTGGAAAGAACATGGTTCCGGTTCAAATGTACGACATGGTATATACACTACTGAAAATCCGGAAGCAGCCGCTGGAGGAAGATACTCAGTAGCAGTAGTAGAGGAATGGGGATTATTAGGTAATTCACTCAATGTTCATGGATCTAACACGGCAACCTTAATGGACTTTCCTTGGAAGTTTGGTTCTAGTATGTGGATTGGCACAGGTGGTAATGTAGATAAGATACAAGAAGGAGAGGTAATGTTCCGTAACCCTAGAGGATTTGAGGCCTTATCCTTTGATGATACGTGGGAAGGCTCTGGGAAAATAGGGTGGTTTACTCCTGCATATTACGGGATGAATGACTTTAAAGACGGTAATGGAAACACCATGATGGAAGAAGCTATGGAATCCATTACTGCTAGGAGGGCAGAAAAAGCAAAGGCAAAAGACTCTTCAGCTCTAGCATTAGAGATGATGAATTACCCTATTAAGCCTTCAGAAATGTTTATGAACGCCCATGGAGCAATGTTCCCTCAAGTGGAGCTCAAAGGGTTAAAAGCAGAAATTGTAAATAATCCTCACAGGTATGATAAAGCACACTTCTATGGGGAACTAAAATGGAATAGCGAGGGAGAGTTAAAATGGGAGCAATCAGAGTCTTCTAATAAAGTAGTTAGAGAATGGCCAATAAAAAATAATAAGGATAAGCCAGGACTGATTGAGATTAGAGAGATGCCAAAGGTAGACAGAGAGGGTAACGTAATAAGAAATAGGTATGTACAAGGAACAGATACGTATGATGATGATGAATCTGTAACTACTTCACTAGGTTCTACCCTTATTTTAGATTTGTTTACTGACCGTATAGTAGCTGAATATACTGGCCGTAGAGGATCTAAAGAGTTTTATGAGATAACAAGAAAGCTTAATATATTTTACGCTACCGTACATAACTACGAGAAAAACAAAAAAGGGTTATATACGTATTATGATACAAAGAACTCTACTCATTTACTATGTGATACTCCTGTGTCGCTTAAAGACGTAGCAAATATTACAATCAGTAAAGTAGGTAATCAAACAAAAGGTACAACTGCTACAAAGCAAATTAACGCTTACGGGCTTAGACTAATATTAGATTGGTTAATGTCTCCAGCTTACGGGGAACCTAAAGGGTCAGAAAAATTAAACTTACATACTTTATGGGGTGTTGGATTAGTAGACGAGCTTATAACATTTAACCCAGAAGTAGGAAACTTTGATAGAGTGTCAGCACTTATAATGGTAATGATTATTAAAGAAGAACTAGCCAAAACAATAGCGGATAGACAAAAAGCCAAAGTAAATAACTTAGCTGATGACTCATTCTTTAGTAGAAACTTTGATGCTCCGGGTGTAGCTAAGAGATTAGGAGGAAAACAAAAAGAACAACATATTTTTAACTTTTAGGTAAGACGTAAAAATTAATTACTACCTTTGCAATTTAATTAAACAATGAGCACATTAGACTATAATTCAAGAACCCTTTTGTTTCCTTCTCAAAAAAAATCATTTGCTCAAAAAAACGAACAGTGGCGTAAAGACTGTATTGATGCAGGAGAGGGGTTAGCATTATATAATAACTCTGGTATCCGGAAAAGTTATTACACAAAGAAAACAAATTACAATCTATACTCAGATATACTTGATCAATCAGATATAGAAAGAACTTGTAATCCATTAGGTGTACTTGGTATGGATTCTCCAGCCAAGATGCAAAACTACCCAATAAGTAACCCTAAAATAGATCTTTTAGTAGGAGAGTCTACAAAACGTAGGTTTGATTGGAAGGTACGGGTAACTAATGACGAAGCTATATCAGCGAAAGAGCAAGACTTAAAAGTACAGTTTGGAGCTTTGCTAGACTCTCATTTAACCAAAGAAATTAAACCAGGGGAACAAGCGGAACAATTAAAAGCGTTCCATAACTTCTCTAATTACGAATATCAGGATGTACGTGAGCGTAGTGCTACACACATCCTTACTTATCTTTATGAACAACAAAAGATGAGCTACAAGTTTGCTAAAGGGTTTAAAGATGCTCTTATTTGCGCTGAAGAAATATATCAAGCAGATATTGTAGGAGGAGAACCAGTATTTAATAGGTTGAACCCACTTAACGTGCATGTGGTAAGGTCAGGAGAAAGTCCTTATATAGAAGATGCGGATATTATTCTTATTAGAGGGTATCTTAGTCCAGGACAAATAGTTGATGAGTATAGTGATACTTTAACTTCTACACAGATAACAACAATTGAGTCAGGGTTTTCAACTAACAGTAATGCTAGTTCAGGGATTGATATTGGAAATAAACCTGATCTTGCTATTAACGTTGATGATGCCATTGAGTTAGCAGTACTTGAGAATAACGGAGATCACGGCTCTCCTTTTGATAACAACGGAAACATCTTAGTATCAAAAACGTATTGGAAATCCATCAAAAAAATGCTTAAAGTTAAGTTTTATGATGAGGATGGAGATGCGCAATCTGAACTACATGATGAAACATATAAAATAGATAAAGATAAAGGAGAGGAAGCAACACCAGTATACGCTTCTGAATGGTGGGAAGGGCATAAGATAGGAGGCTCAACTGGGCT